AGTCTGTATCTTTAGCATACTATATTAGACTATCTGATATAGTCTTAATAGATGTGGTATTTTTCTGTACTTGTTCTTCTAATGGAGTCATTTTTCACAAATTAAAAGTTCGTCATAGAATGTTTTTATACCTAAATCTACTCCTAAACTTTGTTCTAGCAGTATTGCTTTATCATCAGTTTCTGAAGTATCCTTCCACATTTCATCCAAAGGATGTACTAACTTGCTTATCAATGCTCTAAGACAATCTATTTGTTCATCTGTAAACTTTAAATCACTTTCTAATAGACGAGCAATATGATTAGCACAAACCCATTTACGTATACAAGGTATACCTTGATTAGAGTTGTACTTAACTTTTAAGTTATACTCTTTACCTATTCTATATATATCATCTATTAGCATAATGAACAAACTCCGTTTCTACAAGTTTTATTACAAGCAAAGCAATCGTGGTTATTGTAGAATGTAGTTTTAGTATCTAAACATATATTTAGCATTCTAGCTATATCTGTATAATACTGTACTGCATCGTCTATTAAGTTATTATTGATAGCGTAACTTAACAGATCTTGTTTCAATAAAAACAATATCATTCTATCTATTTGCTGATCATCTAAACAAGTACTACAGTTCTTACATAGTAATTCTACTTCTTTATAATATATATCAGCTTGATTGAAAAAGAATTGACTTGAATTATCTATAGTAGCAATAAACGCACTCATACACATATTTTCTAATTTATTAGAATCTATTACTATAGATAATCTCTATTCGTCAATCTTTACATCAGAGCTATAGTCTGTACCTAATACTAATAATCTATATGAATGCTTATCAGGATTTACTGAACTCCTGTTAGAATAATTATTCAGTGTGTCTATGTATAAATACAAATTAGAATCTACTGAATCAGGTATCTTTGTATCTAATTCTACTACTATGTTGTGTTTTACTATTGTTATACCAGTTATCTTCATATTAATACTTTTAAATAAAAAAAGGCTACAGGGCTATTTAGCCCCATAGCCCTTGTCAGCACACTGAAACACTGTTTTTATTATGCTACAGCTTCACCTTTGATAAATGACTGAATACCTTTACCAACGATAGAATTAGCCATACTAGGACAGTATACTTCCGTAGTCAACGGAGTAGTCTTAATATATTGGTTGTCATTACTCAGATACAGGTTATCATTTTCAATTACTGCATAGTCATAAGGAGTACCTTCTACTACTTTGCGAGCCTGTTCTACTTCAGGATATGCACCAGTAAACACATGACCTTTATAGCCCATGTAGCGTACTTCTGCATCACGAACTTGCTTCCAGAAACCTTTACCAGGATTACCTGGAGTCTTAGCAATAGTAGCACCAGATACTGCTTCCGGCTGATTAGCAAGCAATGCACCAGGAACAGTATGATACAGAGATACTTCCATATCTACTACAGAGTATTCATTCAGAGAATAAACACCTTCATTATCATCTTTAACCATAGCAGTCAAAGTGAGAACAGCAGCAGCATTCTCAGCCTGAATACGACGATTCTTGTGAGCATTAATTTTCTTTACAAAAGCTTCCGCTAATTTCCGTGCTTCATTTGATTCAGCATATACTTCATAAGTATGAGTAAATTGGAAGTTATTAGCTTCAATATCTTTATACAATACACGAAGTACATATCTGTGACCAGCTACAATAGTAGCATTAGTCAAAGTAATAACTACTTTATTTTGAGTAGGTTCTACATGCCGACCGATTACGGCAGATGGTTTAGAACTCTTCTGAATCTCATTAGAGAATTCAATATTAGCTTTCTAAGCAACACTACCATCAGGCATAGTAACATTGATCTTTTCACCTGCAACACCTACATAGAGTGAGCTAGCCTTAGCGGCTTCTGCTGCTGTTTTAAGGATAGCTTTATTCTGATCAAACAAAGCTACTCCACCAGCATTCAAATCATCTACAGTAGTATAGATAGCAGGACATTCCTTACCGATAAGAACGGTGTGAACTGAAGTTATCATATAATATAATTGTTATTTTAAATTAGACATATTAAGCGCTTCTGTCTATTTTCGCTTACTTTCTACTTTCCTAACTTGTTTAAAAGTTTAATTTCCACGTCAATAAGCGCTTTCTGTTAATGTTATTCCATTGAATTTACTTCATTAGAATATACATTATAATTTGGTAAAGTAGCTAATATTAACTATACTGCTAATTTAACTATTTCCATATGAGTATGACTAGGAAGGTCTGTATACTCATCAGTAGGATTAGCTTTAAGGTCTACTTTACTTGGTTTCTTTAAATACTCAATAGTATATTCAGCTACCTTATAATTACCATCAGTATATAAAGTAATAGTATTATCCTACATGAGTTTGATAGGTTTAGCTTTAGTATACTTTAGATGATACTCTGATAATGAATTCTCTTTGATTCTGTCTACAGTTTCAATAGTACCTTCTATAGTATCACTATACTTAACTTTATAGTTACCTTCAGAATCTTTCTCCCAACAATCATTAGTAATACCATCTGCAGGAGCTATACCTGCTGTATCACCTAATAGTATTACATAATCGTCAGGTAAGGTAACTGTATAGGTTTCTTGATTAACCTTAGTAATGCCATTATCTTTATAAGTGTACTTTGTAACCAAAGTACGTAAATCATCAGTACGTTTCTAGTCCTACTCGAAGCCTCTTTGTTTGAAATTGATACCTGAATATCTAGTCTTCCAGAACTTATCGACAGCTTCATTAATAAATGATAATATAGTATCAGATGGTAGTTTATTATCAATAGCTAATGTAGGACTAATCAGCTATAGTCTTCTTTCTACCTCTATTTGCATTTCACGTGGACTCATTATTCATTCAAGCTATCAAGTTGTACTTTAGTCTGTGTTCTCTGAGATTCTATAGTCTCTAGTGCTATTTCTACAGCTCTATCAATTACCTCATTTAATATGTAATCAGGAACCTCAGTGATATCCTTATTATAGTCTGTATAGCTTATGTTCTGAGGATACTTAATATAAGTAATATCAGCAGTATAAGTATCAGCAGACATACGTATAGGATCTATATATATCTTCAGTGTATTATCTTCTAATACTGCTACAGGGGTTTCTATCCAAGGCATATTATTATATGTCTATAAGAATCCTTTAGCCTTTTCATGATCTATAAGTGTACATATAGCAACTTCATCATTGAAGTGTAATACACAATCTACATAGAACATTCTCTTAAGTTCTTGATTGTCTTTAAAGAAATTAGATAGAGTAAGAACATTAGAGCTAGAGTATGGATATACTAAAGGTTGTGCAGTATCTGTCTTAATTAACTTCTATAAATCAGCAATACGCTTAACGGCACCTTCGAATCCTACTTTCATAGTATTGTTACCGGTGTACTTATTACATATTACTTCTATATAAGCCTAATTAAGAAACAAATCTATTTCTTCAGGAAGGAATGCAGGGCAGCCACCGAAAGCGACTGCCTCTGAATTCTTATCCATGAGAACTTTAAATGCCTTATGTAAATCAGATATCTTCATTATTTGGATTTAATTTCATTCATAATGGCTAACTTAATGTCTTGATTTTTCATATATTGTAAGTAAGCAATAACATCATCAATACCATTACCAATCAGATCTGTACCAAAGAAGTATTGAGTTCTATTCTTACGAATAATATTTTTAGCAATAGCTTCTTCAATGACAAAGTTAATTTCTTTATTTGGGTTATTTACCCATTTCAACATAAACTTATCAGGTGCTGTTTCAACTTGTTCAGTAAGCTTAGCTTCAACGAGTTCATTTGACATAGTATCTGATTTCATACCATATAAACGCAAGCACTTACGCATATCTTCAATAGACATTTTATCTAATTCTCTATATGCTTCACGCTTAATCTTATTGATACGATTAGCTTGTTCTGCTTCAGAGTCTTTATTAATCAGTACATAGTCTTTAGAAGGATTCATATTAGCTAATCCATCTGCTACTCGTTTGTGACCTTTAAGGAACAGATATTGCAATTCATCCAACGGCTTATCTGTATCCAGTATTAGATCTCTTTTACCAAGTTTAACTGCGAAGGTAGTCCAAAAATCGCTATTAGGAGACAACTCACCTTCTTCTTTATTTAAGGCTTTCTCTAATCTACGAGCATCTTCTGTACTCAAGCCAGTGTAGATATTACCAGATCTAGTCCAGTAAGGTCCTACATAATCAAATGTTGTAGGCCATTTTGTAAGTCCGGTCCAAGGATTTACTTTAACTATTCTAACGATTACTTCCATAATATTAAATATTAGATTCTATCAAGTTAGGAAAAAGAAAAGGCCAGCCGAAACTGGCCTTTATTAGCTTATTCTTTATATCTCCAAATATATTTTAAGTTTCCTAAAGAGTGAGCCGAGCCTGTATTAGATTCTCCACTTAATTGTCTTTGAATGGTTCTTCTGTCACATCCTGTAGATCTAGACGCTCCAATAATACTGGGATATTCTCCTATTAATTCTCCCGTCTTTGGGTCATATTGATATACTGCTTTTGCTATCTTCATCCCGTTTTCTCTTACTATCTCTAGTTGAGAGCCAGTTAACTTTGATCCTAATAACTGTTGTCTTCTAGCTTCTCTACATTTTTCAGAAATTACATGACCGCCTTTATCTGTATTATAACCTATTTCTGGATTAGTACTATTGAGTTTGGCAATCCATTCTATTTCTTTTTTATCAGCTTGATGTCTTGTTCCAGTAAATTCTTCAAGTAATTCTACACTGAAATTTTCTGGTTTATCTTCTCTTACTGCTATATAGAGAGCACAATTTAAATCATTAGGCCTTTTTGATTTAATAGCGTGACTCATGTGATCAGAAAAGCGTTTAAAGATTTCTCTTTTAGTTTGACCTATATATATTTTATTGTTTAGTCTGTTGGTAATTTTATAAATTCTATATGTATTTTCCATAAGTTATAACTTTTATTGTTTATACATATATAACGTATAGAATTAATAAAAGTTACCACAGACTGTCAGTTTTTTACATCACTCGAGAATTAATTCGCCACATGCGCGGGGATCTCTCAACATGATACCCATTTCACCAAGGAAGAATACGGTGTAACCGTCTTTACCGTTAGATCTCAGAGTATCTTTAGACTTAGCATAACCATTCGGAGCTACAGCACCACCAGTATACCAAGTTACGAATTCACGATCTTTACGTACTACTTTAACGATGTTAGCTTCACCATCACGACGACCAAGATCCAAGAAAGTCATACGATATGATTCCTTCGGTTTCAAGGTTACCGGATGCAATTCACGGTTATAAGTAGTATCGTCATACAGCGGGAAGTACTTCAGAGTCAACTCGATACCGTTGGTCATTTTGTAAGTCTTGAACTGACCACCAAAAGTAAGGTTATCACCAGAACCAGTTACAAATACTGTATCCATCAGATTCATAGTAGCTACCTTCTCTTTCAAGATACGGTCAAACTCACGCATACCCATTTCACCAGTCAAGGCAACAAACTTACGTTCGTTAGTACCAAGACAGTTGTAAGACAGATCGAACAAGAAGTCTTCCAACATTTCACCAGTTAAACGAGTGTAATAACGTCTGTTAGACGGAGCAATCTGTTCCAACAAACCAGCACCGATAAATACCGGACGGCCGTTAGTACCCTTCAAATTACAAGAACCGTCTTTGTTTACATTAGTCTTCATGTAAACCAACATACGTTCACATCTCTTATACCATTCACGCAAAGCTTTCCATTCCTGATAATCAGCCCACAAGTAAGAAGTCTTACCAGTTGCAGGATCTTTCAGAGCAATAGCCATTACAGTAGAATAGGCAGAACCAGTGATATCGTAGTTAATACGAATCGTAGTAAGGTAGTTACGCATCTTGAAGTGAGTGTTATAGTTCAAGATATCACCCTCTTCACTGTATTCCTCGTATGCAGAAGCAAGACGAGAAACCTGCTTTCCAGCTTCAAGATATTCAGCAGGAATATAAGATGAAGGTTGACCATCGGCTACAAAACAAGTATATACCCACAGATTTCCATCTTGATAAGGTGCGCCAGATACACGTACTTGGAATTCCTTGTTATCAAACTCAAGAATAGCACCAGGACCAAACCAGTTATCTTCCAACCACAACATAATAGGTGTGTTACCCAAACCTGCAGTAGAAGTAGAAATAATAGCTGCGCCATTCCATTTAGCGTCTCTAATTGTTACGGCACGGTCAGCATCGATCATTACAGACCATTCAAATGAAGGCTGATCGATAGTCATAACGTTGCCAAGACCACCTGTCAACATATCCAAAGAAGTGCTATAGCCACTATCTTTAGTACCGAATACATAAGACAGAATGGTAGAAACCTGATACGGATTCTACTGAGAAGCTACAGAAATCTTCGCAGTATCAATCAGGTCAGAAAACCACTTACCTTTGTATAGTTGCAGATTGTTAAGAATACTGTTATCCATAAAAATACTAGTAATTTAATTTATTTGTTTTAATTTTATTATGCGACACGTAGTTGTCGTGCAAAAGTATCCCAAATAGTTGAGGTACTGTCATTGTTTATAACTTGCTTCCTAGACTTCTTAGTAACTCCACTTCCTCTCAAACTATTTTTGAAATTATCTAGAGCGTCTTTCTTACCTTTCTGCTTTGCAATAGTAATCAAACTATCACCCTTCATAGTAAAGTAAGCGGAAGTAATCAAATTCTTAAGGCTTTTAGCATAATCTTTCTGATACTTGGTAACACCTTCTGCATCAGGTTTAAATATATATTCCAACAAAGCTCGTTTGTCTTTTTCTGGAATTTCAATACCATAAATGCTATCCATGCCTTTTATTTCAGAGACAACGTTATTAAAGAATGTCTGTTGCTGCTTCTAAGCCTCTCTTGCAGACTTTTGTTGCTCCTCTAATAGCTTTTCCTTCCTTTCAGCTTTGATGTCTTTAAGAGCCTCTAATGCATCCACAGCTTCATCTTCAAGAATACCAGCATCTTCATACTTGGTAATCTTCTTATCAATCAGTTTAGCAGAGAGGCCTTTCTCTTTCAAAAACTCCTTTATAACTAATTTCTGATTTATTTCGTTATCCTCCACCTCGATATTGTCAAGATCAATATCAGCGTCAATACTAAAATAATCTTTAAGGTTACCTCCATTACGTACAAATTCATCAAGTTTCTCTACTTCCTCACTAGCATACTGAGGTACAGAGTTTTCTTCAATTACATCTTTAAAATATTCAATAAGGTCTTCTGCAGTCTTAGGCTTATCTTCATCTTCTACATCAGACCAACCTAACTGTTCAGACAATGAATCAAAGAAGTTAACGATTAGTTCTTCGGAAGTAGTTCCATCATCGGAATCTATATCATCCTCCTCTCCTTTTTCATCCACAGTGTCATTATCCTTGTCAGTCTTAGTTGTCTTC